ATCTCAGGAATGGATTTCTAAGCCTGCCAATTTCCTCTTCCTCGATCGACTCGAAGTCAGCGAAAACTCTTCGACCACGAAGCTGATCGAAAAAGACCTGAACTTCATCGCAGATATCAACGTCGATAATTCGACCAGTCTGCCGATCTATTTCACCCAGTATCAGAACCGTTTTCTGCTGGCGAATATCCCCAATTCGGCGTATCCGATCAACTGTTTCTACGTGAAGCAACTGCCCGCCTTGTCGGCGGACAGCGACACGAACAAATGGCTGTCGGCGGCTGAAGACGTGATCGTGTACGGCGCCGCGAAGAAGGTATGGGCGGGGACCATTCGCAATGCGTCAGCGGCGGCGGTGTGCGCTCAATTGCAATCTGAGGCTCTATCAGAACTGCGGCAGATGCGAGATCAACAATCGAATCTGCGAATCAAGGCGACGAGGTTCTGAATGTTATTCCCCCTCTCTGAATGGCTCCCGGACATCCCCGCGCTGAATAACCCCGGCGCGACGGTGGCGACGAACGTCATCCCGGGACCGAACAACTCGTATGAATCCTTCCCCGGACTGGTGGTGAACGCCAGTGCGAGTGGGATGGCCACGATCAACAATTTTTTCTACGCGAGAGATAAGGCGAACAATACCTACACCTACGCTGGCAACGCAACCAAGCTGTTCGTGCAGAGCGCGGGTTCGTTCAACAACGCAAGCGGTACGTCGGCTCCGTACACGGTGGCCACGTCGGACTGCTGGGAGTTCGTATCATGGGGCGAGACGGTAATTGCAGTGGACGGGCATGCGGACCTTCCCCAGCAAATCAGTCTGGGGGCTGCACAGTTTGTCAGTATTGCCGGTGCCCCGAAGGCTCGCCATATCGCCGTAATCAAAGACTTTGTAGTGTTGGGGAATGTCTCGGACAGTTCGACAATGGTCCAACGCGTCCGGTGGAGTGGCATCAACAATTCGGCGGCGTGGAGTGTGGACGCGGCAACGCTTTCGGACTATCAGGACCTCCCGGGCAATGGTGGCTGGGTGCAGAAGATCATCTCTGGTGAACAGGGATACATCTTTCAGGAGCGGGCTATCTGGCGGATGACGTTCGTCGGCTCCCCGCTGATTTTCCAGTTCGACAAGATTCATGACCAAATCGGTGCGTATGCACCGCAATCCGTCGTCAACTATGAGAACGTGACGTTCTTCCTTGCGAACGACGGGTTTAAGAAGTTCGATGGAACGAACATCACGCCGATCGGTGAGGGGAAGGTTGACAAGACCTTCCTTGCCGACCTCGACCGTTCCTATGTGAACAACATCCGGGCGACGCTCTACGATCAACTGAAGCTGGTCATGTGGGCGTACCCCGGCATCGGCAACACAGGCGGGCGCTGCAACCACATCATGCTCTACAGCTATGCTTACGATCGCTGGGCGCGGGTGGACGTTCCTGCCTCGCTGGTCGGGTTCGACACGATCGCCATTGCGAGCACGCTGGGCTATACGCTGGATGGTCTGGATGCTGTGAGTTCCAGTATCGATGCTCTGCTGTACTCACTGGATGACCGTATTTGGACGGGCGGCGCGCTGGTGTTCGCGGCGTTCGTCGGAGACCAACTCTACTACTTCACTGGGACGCCTCTTCCTGCTGAAGTGGAGACGAGCGAATACAACCTGATGGCGAGCATGGAAGGCAACCTGAACAATCTCGCACAGATTGAAGAGGTCTGGCCGGTGGCCAATGGCTTGTCTGCGGCGGTGACGCTCACTGTCAAATACCGCAATGTCAGGACTGAGAACCTTTCGTCTGTCGGCCCGAACACGCCGAACGATACAGGCTTCGCGGAGTTCCACAACACGGCCCGGTATCACCGCTTCAACGTGAAGACGACTGGGGCGTTCGATTCCATTCAGGGCGTGGACATTACCGCCGTGGATGCAGGGAAACGATAATGCCGACTTCAGCCAACGCGAAGGTCTCGCCTCCGTTCTTTCAGCCAGACGAGAAGTTCCATCGTCGGCGTATCGCTGACTGGGCGCTGTGGGCGAATCAAGGCCACTTGGCCAATGTCGGGACGGTCACGCTCGGGACAGGAACAGTGGCTACGGTTGTCACAGATTCTAGAGTAAGTTTCCAATCTGTCCCTATTTTACAGCCAAGCACCCAGAACGCTGCGTCGGCACAGGCCACGACCTTTGTATCGACAGTCAGTGCGGGAGGCTTCACAATTACGCACGCTTCTGGCGGCAGTGCCGACCGGGCGTATCGCTACGCACTACTGGGGTAAATCATGAAATGGGGGCTTTGGAGCACCACTGCTGGTTCTAACTCTTCCACGCCGCCTGACGGATGGCCGGAAGGGCAACTGCCGTCCACGGTCAATGACTGTGCCCGGGAGATGATGGCGAGCATCCGAACCGGTATCAACGATATCGGAAAGGGCTTTATCGACTTGGGGATGTCTCCCACGTTCGTATCGACTACGAAGTTCACGGTTGCCGGTGACGCCACGCCTTACCTTCCGGTCGGGACTCGGCTGCGTGCGTCGGATGCGAGCACGCTCTACGGCTCTGTCATCAGTGCAAGCTTCTCGACCAACTCAGCTTTCACGGTGACGCTGGATACAGGCGTCTTCACTTCGTCCCTGACCTCTATCGCAGTCGGCGTGATTAAGAACAACGACGGCAACGGGAATCTGCCTGACCCGCTGACGATCAGGAACATGCACGCTGATGGCACGGTATCTATCTCTGCGACGAGCAGCACGCCGTTCTATATCAAAAGCAATACGACGTTCGCAGGGTTCTGGTTGAACTGTTCTGGCGGCGCGAAGCTGGTTGGTGTGTCAAGTGCGAGCAACATGCAATGGATTAACAGTGCCAACACTATCGCCATCATGACGTTGACGGACGCTGGGGCGCTCACCGCTGCCGGTGACATTACTGCGTTCTCGGATGAACGACTGAAGTCTGACTGGAAAGACCTACCGCGCGATTTCATCGAACGGCTCGCCAACATCAAGCGATCGGGAACGTTCACGAAGGACGGTGAGCGCCACGCTGGCGTTGGCGCTCAGTCTTTCCTAGAAATTCTTCCTGAAGCGGTGAATCAGAGCGGCGAGTATATGTCGATGGCATATGGCAACGCGGCACTGGTCGCATGCGTAGAGCTTGCACGAAAGGTAGTGTCTCTCGAAGACCGTTTGGCCAAATTGGAGAACACGCGATGACTCTCCAAGCATCCGGCGCGATCTCGATGTCGCAAATTAACACAGAGCTTGGGACGAACCGCAACCACTTGGATGATTCGTGGATTCGACTCCTTGCGGCGAAGCCGTCTGGGACTATCAATTTCTCTGACTTGTATAGCAAGACGGGTCACTTCACCGGGAACATTCTGATGAGTGCGGTCCCGGCGAGTGTATCTGGTATCAGCGGCCAGCCGTGGTTCAACGATACGTTCACCGAACTGTTGAAGAACGGTGTGAATCAGGCCGAACTCCGATTCAATTCGGGTCCAAGTTGGACGAGCACGATCTTTGTCCTTAATAATACGACGGGCGCCAGCACGACACTTGCGGCGCAAAACTCTGTCAGTTGGGTCGGAACGAATACAGCGAACCTGTTACGTGCCAGCCAGAACGACAACTTCACTATCAGGCCAATTTGATGGAATACAACATAAGGGGTGTACCTGCCGTTGCCGTGGAAAAGCTTTGGCACTTCGCAGAACCGTTTATCAAACGAGCACTGGATCATACCTTCGGGGAGATCAGTGCTTCTGACATTCGAGACTTCTGTGCACGGCAAGAGATGCAGTTGTGGATGATTACGAAGGGCGACCGGGTATATGGCGCGGGCGCCACGCAGATTGTGATCTATCCACAGATGAAGGTAGTTCGAATCGTAGCACTGGCCGGGACTGAATTCGATCAGTGGATGGATCGCAGTCATGCGGCCATCGAAGTGTGGGCCACAGAGAACGGTTGCACGGCGGTTGAATGTTATGTACGGAAAGGGTTCGTTCCGAAGTTGAAAGAGATTGGCTATAAGCACCGTTATTCGGTGGTGCATAAGAGTTTAGGGAGTTAATCATGAGCGGTGGTGGCGGCGGTACGACTACGGTCCAGAAGGCCGATCCTTGGTCGGGGGTACAGCCGTACCTAAAGCAACTGTACGGCGGTGCAAGCAACGCGTTCAACCAGACGCCTCAGTACTACCCGGGGAGCACCGTTGCTCAACCGGGCCAGTACACGAAGGATACACTGGGTCAGATGACGGACATTGGGAACAATGGTACGTCGGCCAGCCGTCTGTACAACGATGTCGGGTCCCAAGTCGCACAGGGTCAGGACCAGACGAGTCAGGACCTTCGCAACGCGGCGATGGGGAACACGCAGGCTGGTGGCACGCTCAACTCCATTGCCAATGGGAACGACTGGGGCCAACAGGTTCTCGCCATGCTGGCGGGCGGCGGCGGTATGTCTGGTTCTGCATTCCAGAACATGATTAACGGGACGAACCCGGAAGCGCAGGCCGCAACCAACACCCTGAATGGGAACACGCAACAGGACCAGACCTACGCCAACGCGATGTCTGGCAACGACACGACGAGCCGTGTGCTTGGCAATGCAGCGACTGGCAATGACGCGACCTCGCAATACCTGAAGTCAGTTCTGAGCGGCCAGTATCTGAATGGCAATCCCTACCTATCGCAGATGGTGGGGAACATCAACAAGGATACGACGCGAGACTTCAACAACTCGATTCTCCCGGGCATCGCAAGCCAGTTGTCGGCTGCTGGCCGGTACGGTTCGGGTGCAGGCAATCAGGCAATCAGCGACGCTGGCATCAACCTCGCTGACCGGCTGGCTGGTAATGCCACGAATATCTATGGCCAGAACTACGCCACGGAACGTGCGAACCAAGGCGCTGCCGCTGGCCAACTGGGAGACTACACGACTGGCGCGGCGGGCAACCTCGGCCAGTACCTGATGGGTGCTGCAAGCGGACGTTCGAACAACGTCAACAACGCTATCCAATCGCTGGCGGGCCAACGTCTGGCTGGCGCACAGGGTCTGGAGTCTCAGCAAGCACAGGCTTCGCAGGCTCGCACTGGCAACGCGCTGAATGCTTCCAACGCGCTGAACAGCAACATGACGAGCAACCTGTCGGCGCTCTCGGGTCGCACGCTGCAAGGCGGACAGATGCTGCAACAGGCATACCAGAACAACCTCACGAATCTGGGGCTGCGTCAGGGTGTGAGCGATTACTTTGACAACTTGGACCAACAGAACCTGTCCGATCAGGTGAACCGCTGGAACTTCAATCAGGCCCAGCCGTGGCAACAGTTGAACAACTATAACTCCATCCTGAATGGGGCGATGTCGCTCAATGGTGGCACGTCACAACAGAGCGGTAGCACTGGTCGTAGCCTTCTCGGCGGCGCGGCGAGTGGTGCTCTGCTGGGCGGTTCGCTGGCTGGTCCGCTCGGAATGGCCGGTGGCACTGCGGCGGGTCTCGGTGCTGGTCTCGGTGCGCTCTTGGGAGTCTTCTGATGGCTGAATTCGACATCAACGAATTGCTCCAGAACCCAGCCTTCACGGCTGGGCTTGCTGGTTTGCTGGCTCCTTCTCAGGACCGCTACAAGGCGATTCTGGGCGGTGTCGCAACTGGCACGGCTGCACAGCAAGCGGCTCAACAGAAGCAGATGAACGCACTGAAGCTGGCGGCTCTCCAGAAGCAGCAAGCATTCAACCCGCAAGACTACATGCAGGGTAGCAATGGTGCGCCGGGGACGAACACGCCTGCCGCACTGGAACAGATGCAGCAACAGCCTGCTATGCCTGCCGGTCTCGGCGGCGTGCTGGGTGGAGCTACGCCTATGCAACCTCCGCAGGCTCCGCAGCAAATCGCCCAGCCTCCCGAGAGTGGCGGTGGCCAACTCGACTTGCAAGGTCTCCTGAGTGGCGGGCTTCAGGCTGGCTACTCGCCGGGTGAAGTAGCTGGCATGGCAGGGATGCTGGACCCTGCGGCGGCAGCGCGTGCGAAGCTGGAAGCGCAGTCTGGCGTTGTCGGTCCCGGCGCCACGTTCGTGCAAGGTGGCAAGCCTGTCTACACGAACACGAACCCGCCTCCCGGTGGCATCACGCAGCAAATCTCGCAGTTGACCAGCATGAGGGATGCGGCGGCTGCGAAGGGTGACACGGCGAACGCACAACTGTTCCAGACGGCGCTCGACCATGTTAGTGGCACGGCTGAAGCACAGCAAGCGGCGGCGCGTATGGAGGAATTGAAGGCGCAGCATGCAGCGACCAACGACTTCCGCACGCAGACTCAGCAACGTGCAGAAGAGAATCAGAACTTCGCACAAGACCAGAAGGTGAACAGCCAGACGACTCAGTTCTCGAATCAGATTCAGAAGATCGGACTGCCGCAGGCCCAGCAACAGTTGACGACCATCCAAGGCATCATCGATAAGTACAAAGACAAGAAAGAACTCCCGGGCTACGGCATGGTGGATTCTCTTTTGCCGACGGCGATGCTTCCGCAGGAAGGTCAGCAACTTCGTCAGGCGGTGGCGTCATTCGCCAACGTCTTGCTGAAGACGCGTTCCGGTGCTGCGGTGACGGACCCTGAACAACGTCGGTTTATGGAGGAACTGGGTAACGGAAAGCTTGTGTCTTCGGCTCGACTCAAGCAAGGTATCGGACAGATGCAATCGTTGCTCGACGCGGAGAAAAAGAACGCGGCGGCTGGTGTATCTCAGGATGTGTTGGACCGTTACTCCGAACAGGGTGGCGATATCGACTTCTCCGGGTTCCGTGGTGGCAGGCCATCAGGAAAAAAGGCGGCGGTTGGAGTCTCGATTGACAATGCCAGTCTGGATGATTTGAAGGCGCTTCGTGCAGCACGTAGAGGACAGTGATGGACATCAATAATCTGACTGACGCGCAACTGGATGCTCTGATTGCGCAGAAGGAAGACCCTCATGTGGCAGCTATCCACTCGATTGAATCGGGTGGCGCTTCTGCCGCTGCGAACCCGGTGAACCCGGGGAGCGGGGCGCGTTCGTCCATGCAAACCATGCCCGCCACGGCTGGCAAGCCGGGGTTCGGCGTGGCTCCTTCCAACGGAACGCCAGTGGATGACACTCGCACTGGCGTCCAGTATTACCAGACATTACGTGACCGGTACAAAGACCCGGTGAAGGCGGCTGTCGCTTACGACTGGGGTCCGACGAAGGCCGACAAGTGGATTGCCGACGGCGCCGACATCCACAAGCTCCCGTCCGAGACACTGGATTACGTCATCAAGTTCATGGAGAAACAGCCGAAGCAACAACCGACTGCTGCTCCTGCGCAGACTGGCCTTCCTCCCGGCGCGACGGAGATCAACCCGCAAATCGTTCAGGAAGGTCCTGCACCTGACACGCCGAACTACACGATCGGCGGTCGTATCCAGCAAGGCATTCTGGATATCCTCGGCGGCGCGGGCCGTGCGGCTCTGACCGGGCTGAACAAACTGTCTCCCAGCAAGACTGTCACGGATACGCTCGCCCAGACGGATGCCAACACGGCGGCGCGTGAGGCTGAATTCGCCCGGAAGACGCAGGCCGCTGGCGGGGACCCGAACGCAACCGACTGGTATCGCGTGGGCGGACAGACCC